CTGCGCCGTGCTGGCATTGGTAGACAAAAACCGCAGAACGGCGCCGTTGCTGAGTCGGATATTTTTCCCGGTCAGCGTCACGCCGAAATGTTGCTGTGCAATCTGGACGATGTATTCGCGGAAGATTTCGGACTGTGCGCGAGAGGCCGAGAAAAAGACCTGATTGTCGCCACTGATGACCGCGTCTTCGAAGGCTTCCCAGGCAAAATAGTAGGTCATGCCTACCTGGCGGCTTTTCAGGATAAACCGCCAGTCTTCATCCTTGTGCTCACGGCAATGCATCTGGTAGTCGAACAGATGTTCACGCGCCCACTCGTCGAGCATTTCCGCCGTGATGCCGGACACGTCGTTTTTCTTATAGCGGCGTTTGCGCCCCTCTTCTGGTTCACCATCCGGGCCGTGTCCGCCCTCATAGCTCGCCGTGCTTTTGGCTTTAATCTCGGCCATCTTCTCGGCGTGCTTATTGTGCTGGGCCATCAGCTTGACGTGCTGGGCGACCAGGTCGCGGAGTTCTTCCAGTTCCAGGGAGGTTTTTTTCTCCCGGCGCGTCAGCTGGTCAATGCGCCGGGCGATCACATGCTCGACGGATTCGACCGGCAGCAGGGATGCCCACTGGCCGACGTCCGCCCAATGGTAAATGGTACGCGGCGGGAGGTTTAATTCCTGCGCGATATCTTTCGGCTGCCAGCGTTTAATATATAAAGCGCGGGCGGCCTCTTTTATTTCATCTGAATATTTAGCCATGCGGCTATTATGACGGGATAAAACAAAGCAATTCATCATTAAATATCGGCAATAGTAGGTTAACGCCTTATATCCGAATGCACCCGAAATAAAGTGGGTGCGCGTTATCCCTCAATTCGTAATACTGCCCTCCACAGAATACCGTCTGATAAATTCATTAATTATTAAGGTCAGTTATGCCGCAACCTAATTACCGTACTGAATGGCTTTGCATTGCCACGTCGGGCCAGGCTGTAGACGGTCGCGTCATTGAAGCGCAATGGCTGAATGATGCGGCAGAAACTTACACCCGTAACACTTACACCGCCATGATTTGGCCGCACCACCCTCAGTATGATTTAGGCGAACGCGAATTCACCTGCAACCTGGGCGAGGTGGACGCGCTGAAAGTGGAAACCGAAGGCGACGTCACCAAGCTTTACGCCCAGCTCATTCCAAATCAGTTTTTAATTGATGCCAACCGGATGGGGCAAAAGCTATTTACCTCCGCTGAGTTTATTTCTGATTTCGCGGGCAGCGGTAAAGAATATTTATTCGGCCTTGCTGTAACAGATATTCCCGCCAGTCTGGGAACGGAAAAATTAAAGTTCATTTTAGCGGGCGAAGAAAAAGATGCCGCGCGCGGAAGTTTAGAAACGTTCAGCCTCGGCACGTTAAAAAATAATAAGGCTGAAAAGAAAGAATCCTCTTTATGGGCGAAGTTATTTTCCTCCCGCAAAGAGTTTACGCCAACGCCAGAACCCAATACCGACACTGAAACCAACAAGCCCACCGAGGGCGAGGAACAAAAGATGGATGAGTTAAAAGCCCTCTTAGAACAAATGCTCAAAATGATGCAAGACGGCCAGGCAGCTGCCGAAGGTGAAAACACCGACGCAGATACACCGGAACTGGCCGCCGACGAAGTCGCCGACGTTGCCGAAAATATCGCGGATGCCGCCGAACAGGTCGCAGAACTGGCCCAAGACGTTGCCGAGAACCCGGAAGACGAAGTCAAAGCGGCAGAATTTACCGTTGCGAAAGCCAATCTGGTGAAAGCCATGAAGGCGTTTAACGTCAAACCGGTAAAAGCATCCCGCCGTGAGCGTCGCCAGTTCAGCGCACAACGCCGTAAAGCAGATAAAGCCCAAACGCCGACCGACGTGTTTACCCAGTTCTCCGCGCAGCTGACCGACGTCATGACTAGGTTATCAGCGAAGGAAAACGACGGGACGCGACGCCCTGGCAGTGCGCCGGGTGGCAGTAATAAACCGTTTGATTTCGTCTAATTCGCTCGTTTTTTAGGAAATATAAATTATGCGTTTAACCCCCAAAGCCGAGGCGATGCTTCATAAGTACGCCGCAGGGCTGGCAAAAGCTAACGGCCAACACAGCACCTCCCGTTATTTTTCCCTGACGCCACCGAAGGAAACCCAGCTTCGTGACGCACTGTTGCAACAGTCGGAATTCTTACGCCTGGTCAACGTGATGGACGTCGACCAGGTCAACGGCCAGGTTGTCAGCACCGGTAAACCCGGCATTTATACCGGTCGTAAAAAAGATGGCCGCTTCACACGCCCGATGGGCGTTGATGGCAACGATTACAAGCTGGTTGAAACAGATTCAGGCTCATACCTGCCTTATTCCCTGCTGGTTATCTGGGCCAATTCCGGCAGCGAAGACGAGTTCTTCCAGCGCATTCAGGCGTTCAGTAATGAATCCTTTGCGCTCGACATGTTGCGCGTCGCCTTCAACGGTATCAGCGCCGCTGACGATACCGACCCCGATAAAAATCCTAACGGTGAGGACGTCAACGTCGGTTGGCACCAACTTGTAAAAGACCGAGCACCCGCGCAAATCATCACCGGTGACATCACCATTGGTGGCCCGAACGCTGATTTTATGGGCCTCGACGCAGCGGTCACAGACTTAGTGCATACCAGTATTTATGAGCCTTACCGCAATGATCCGCGTCTGGTTGTTCTGGTATCTGCTGACCTTATCGGCGCTGACGCCACCACCATGATGAACATGGTTGATCGCCCGACCGAGAAAGTGGCCGCGCAATTAATCAACCGTCAGATTGCTGGCCGCGTTGCCTATACGCCACCGTTTATGCCGGAAGGTCGTTTAGCCGTCACTACCCTGGACAACCTGCATATCTACACACAAGCAGGTACCCGTAAGCGTAAAGCCGAGTGGAACGATGACCGCAAGCGCTTTGAAAACAGCTATCTGCGCATGGAAGGTTATGCGGTTGAGCACGATGAACTGTATGCCGCTTACGACAAACTGACGTTAGCGACTGGCACAACCGAACCAGCGGCTACCAACAAACCAAACGAAGGCGAATAAATATGGCCATGTCCCCGTGTCAACGCCACCGAGCCCAGGTTAAGGCCGCCAAAGCGCTGGACAACCGCGAAGCGCTCACCGCCTCTCCGGTCAGTTTCCACCTGCAAAAGCTGGAACTGCAAAGCGACGTCACGCAGCTGCGCAGCCTGCCGCGCACCGAAGACCGCGTCGAGTTCAAGCGCGATCACCTGCTGCCGCGTTGGTTGCCGACCGTAGAAGCCTACCTCGCCGGTGATAAGAGTTATGCAAATCCGGCCCTGGTGTACTGCGTGATCTGGCTGTTTGACACCGGGGAAATGGAAAAGGCGCTCGACTGGGCAGACGCGGCCATCGCCGAAGGTCAGGCCATGCCTGAAAACTTCAAAAGCACCTTACCGGCGTTCGTGGCCGATACCGTCATGGAATGGGCCATCACCGAGGCGGAAGCCGGTCACAGCCTGGAACCCTACTTCACCCGGACGTTTAACAACATCCGCGACAAGTGGCGGTTGCATGAAGACATCAACGCCAAATGGTTCAAGTTCGCCGGGCTGTACATGCTGCGCGACGAGAACGGCAAGCCGCGAGCCACCGCCGTGGAGGACGTCGACACGCTGGAACAGGCCGACGCCCTGCTCGCCCAGGCGGAAAAGTACAACCGAAACGCCGGTGTAAAAACCATGCGCGAAAAAATTCAGGCCCGCATTAACAGCCTGGTCGCGCAGTAACGACTACCGCTAGCCGGGGCGGGCGCGGTGGAGGCATAAAGCCCGTAAAGCTTTTTGGCCGTGGAAACCGTTAGCCCGCTTCTCACATTTTTAGAGGTGTACCCGATGAGCGCCCCAAGTTTCAGCATCAGCGGCACGCCGGTGACGTATCAGAACGACACGATCACCAACGGCGTGGCCTTCTGGCCCGATTTGAACCTCGCCGAGTTTCAGAAATCGCGCACCCTGCCCGCCGACCTGCCGCCAGAGATTGCAGGCGTGGCAGTACTGGCCGCCATTGCTGAGGTCAACGACACGCTGGGCGACGTGGTCACCTACTGGACAGGCAAGGGAAACACGAAAGCTAAGGACGTGCCCGGTGCAACGCTGGGCGATGAAAATCAGCTGACGGCGCAGTACAAAAAGGCCGTCTATGCCAGGGCGAAAGCTGATTTGCTGGGGGAGTTCGCCACCATCGGGCGCCGTGAATCGCATCCGGGACAGGAAAGCACCGACACCCGCGCCAACCTGCTGGCCGAGGCGGCTTACGTCATGCGCAACATGTTGCAGCTGCCGCGCGTCGGGGTGCATCTGATATGAGCCAGTTGGAGAGCCTGACCGCATTCATTACCGCGAACCTGCCCCCGGAAGCCATGCAGATGTTTGAAAGCGCGATGGACGATTGCGAGATCAGCCGCAACGCCAAAGCGCTGGGACTGGGGCAAAGGCGCATCGGGATATTGCGATACAACGCGCATTTATCCTGGGACAACTTCCCTTACCGGCGTTTTTCGCCCGGCGTGGTGTATGCCCTGGTGTTGGCGTGGATTGATGAGTACGCCAACGAACTGCACGGACAGTTAAATCTTCCCGACCCCACGGTCGACCCTGAGTTTGACGATGAAGGTTCGTGCATTTTGGACATCGTGGTCGCCCTGGCTGACCCGATCATCATCAAACCCAGCAACACCGGAGCGATACCGTTCAAGGGTGAGCGCTGGGAGCTGGTCGGCGCCGAAGTCTGGACAGCGACAGAGGCCGAGATAGTGACGCAGCACGCGGGTGAATCGTGATCCGCGGTGAACTGAATAAACGTCAGCTGCAAAACCTGCGTGCGGCACTGGCCGCCGCTGATTTACCGCCGAAGAAACGCCAGCGCCTTTTATGGCGTATCGCCAAACTCGGCATCATCGTGGCGGCCAAACGCAACCAGCGGAATCAGGCGAACCCGGACGGTACGCCCTGGTCACCGCGAAAACGCGGCAAGGGCAAGATGCTGCGCGGCCTGCCTAAACTGCTGGCCGTGCGTGAAATGCCCGAAATTCAGGGCGTCAGGATTTACCTCAAGGGCGGGAATTACCGCAACGGGACGAAGCCCATTGCGGCGGGCGTGGTCGGTGCGGCGCAGCAAAACGGCACCCGTACCACCATGAGCGCCGATAAGGCCCCGCGAAAACCGCAGGCCAACCGGCCCGCGCTGCCGCGACAGGCTAAAAAGCTGCGCGCGCTGGGCTACAAAGTTCGCCAGGGAAAACGCTGGGTGAAGCCATCCAGCAAGAAAATCATGGAAACCATGAGCATGGCCCAGGCGGGGCTGCTGATTAAAAAATTACGGGGCACACCGTCAAAACGCACCTGGACGATTGATTTACCTGGCCGCGTGTTTTTAGGCGTAAGCAACGATGAATTCAACAAAATACTTGCGCGGCAATTGCAGGCGATCGGCTTCGGCTGGGACGTCAACGCGCAGGACATCACGGAGTAACCATCATGACCTGGCCTAATGTCAACGTCAGTCAGATTAACCGCTTCAACGGCACCACGACCGACGTCGAGCGCGTCGTCCTGTATGTCGGCTACGGCACAACCAACGTCGGGAAAACCCAGGCGTTAAACACCGGCAGCGATCTGGATAAAGCCCTGGGCGATAACGCCAGCCTGCTGAAATCCCTGGTTGCCGCCGCTGCGAACAACGCCGGTCAAAACTGGTTCGCCTTCGTTCACGTACTGGCGGCACCCGATACCGAGGCAGAAGACTACACGCCGGATGCCGACTGGATGGCCGCCATTCAGGCCGGGCAGAACGTGGCATCGGTCGAAGGCGTTGTCCTGGCATTCGATACCGAAACACCGGCCACCATCAACCGGGCTACGGAAATGCGATCCACCCTGCAAGCCAAATACGGGCGTTTCGTGTGGTTCGCGCTGTCCGTGGGCGGGCCGCAGTCTGCTGAAACGTGGGCCGACTACCTCACCCGCATGGCCTTGCTGCAAGAAGGGATCGCCTCTCCCGGTGTCCAGCTGGTACCGCGCTTGTGGGGGAGTGAACCCGGCGTTCTTGCTGGTCGCCTGTGCAACCATTCGGTGACCATCGCCGACAGCCCCGCCCGCGTGGCGACGGGTGCGGTGACCGCGCTCGGCAGCGACAGCCTGCCCAAAGACGGCACCGGCGTAGAGATTGATTTGGCCGTGCTGCAAGCGCTGGAAGCCAACCGGTTCAGCGTGCCGATGTGGTACCACGATTTCGACGGCATTTACTGGTCGGACGGTCGCACGCTGGACGTGGAAGGCGGCGACTACCAGACCATTGAAAACGTGCGCATCGTCGATAAAACGTCTCGCAAGGTGCGTTTGCGGGCTATCCCGAAAATCGCCGACCGTTCGCTCAACAGCACGCCGGGCAGCATCGCCGCCCACGTGACGTACTTTGGCAAGCCGCTGCGCGATATGGCGATCACCACCCAAATCAACGGGGTGGAGTTTCCGGGCGAAGTCAAACCGCCGAAAGACGGAGACATCAGCATCACCTGGTCGAGTAGCGTCAAGGTGCAAATTTTTATCGTGGTGCGACCGTACGAAAGCGCGAAAGAAATCGGCGTGAGTATCGAACTCGACACCTCACTGGAGAGCTAACCCATGACAGAACGCATTAGCGGCGGTTCGTTCGACGTGAACTATGACAGCGTCATGATCCACGTCGAAAACGCTACGGTGACCATCACCGACAACAGCACCGCCGTGCAAACGCGCGGCGTACCCAACGGCCACGTCAAAGGTTCAGTCACGGCAGACGTCGAAATCGAAGTCGACTCCCTGAACTTCAAGAAATTCACCGCCGTGGCACGTGCGGCGGGCTCGTGGCGTGACATCGCGGAAAAAGACTTCTTGTTCTACGCCAACGCGGGCGACGAAGAGGAAAAAATCGAGGTGTTTGGCTGCGTCCCTACGCTGTCCGACCTGGTCAACATCGCCCCGTCTGAGGCCAGCAAGACCACGAAGAAAATCAAATTCATGGTCACCAGCCCGGACTTTGTCGCGATCGACGGCGTGCCTTATCTGTCAGCCCGCGACACGCGCGACTTGAAAGGATAACGCAATGCCAAACGGTGAAACCTCACTCCTGACCAAGCTGCTGTTAATTGGCGCGGTCATTGGTCTGGGGCAACTCATGGTCAGCAATGAGCGCATTACGGTGCGCACCTTGCTGGGCCGGATAATTTTAGGGTCGGCGGTCGCACCGATCGCCGGGATTGCACTGCTGCAATTTGAAAACATGCCTGAACTGGCGGTGATCGGCATCGCGTGCGGTCTGGGGATTTTGGGCAGCGCGATCATCGAAGAGTATTTCAAACGCTGGCTAGACCACCGGCTGGCTAAAAAGAGGGGCGAGAACCCATGACACTGAGCCAAAAACAACAGCAGTTCACCCGCATGGTGGGCAAGTTGATCGCCTGGGCCGATGCCAACGGCTACGCCCTGACGTTCGGCGAAGCCTACCGCACGCCGGAACAGGCAAAGCTGAACGCCAAAAGCGGCGCCGGTATCGCCAACAGCCTGCACACCCTGCGTCTGGCCGTGGATTTTAATCTGTTTATCGGCGACGTCTGGCAGACCGACAGCCGCGCATTCTCGCCGCTGGGCGAGTATTGGGAAAGCCTGGGCGGGAGCTGGGGCGGTCGCTTCAGGTCAAACCCGGACGGCAACCATTTCAGCCTTGAACATAACGGGGTGCGCTAGTGCGTGCGCTGTGGGGGCAAATGCTCGTTTTCGCCGCCGTGTTTTATATCGGCTGGATTGCCCACGGCTGGCACAACGCAAAGTTAGAGCTGGCGGCCAGTCAGTCGGCGGAGAAAACCCGCGTGATTGTCACCGAAGCGACCCGGCAATCCGGGCAGGTACTGGAAGCCAAATTAGCGGAGCTAAAAGCCAATGAAATCCACACCGAGCGGGAAATCCGCACGGAAATTATTAAGCCGGTGTTTAGCAACGTCTGCGCTACTGATGAGTCTGTCCGGGTGTTCAACCAGGGCGTTGAACGCGCCGAGCGAACCCTATCAGGAAAATCAGCTGACCCTGTGCCCGGTCAACCTGCCCCGACTGGCGGGCAAAACCGGCACTGATTTTAACGCGGCGCTGACACGGTATTTTCAGCTGTATACCGACTGCGCCGCACGACATAACGCCCTGGTGGGCATCATCCGAGAACGTAAGGAATTAGAACAATGAGCATCCCAAAAAATAAAACCATCACCATGACCGTGGCCGGTGTCCAGTTGACCTTTGAGCCAAACAAGACCGCGTTTAATGGCCTGATGAATGAAGTCACCCAGACCAACAAAATGGCGCCCATGGTCACCTATCTGGGCCGCATCGTGTCGCCGGACTCAAAGGCCGCGCTCACGCAGCTGCTTGACGACTATCCGGGCGTTGAGCTGCAAATCGCCGATAAGGTGAATTCGATTTACTCGCCGCAGGTTGAGATTGAAATAAAAAACTAAAGGCGCGGGTAGCGGCCATCCGCGCCAATGCGCTGGAACAGTACCTGACGCTGCGCCGCTATTACCTGCCCCACGAAGACGATACCGAAGAAAGTCTCGCCCGCGCGTTGTGGCTTGACGAGTATTTCGCGCAGACCAAAGCCTATAAAACGGCGGAGGGGATCGCGATAGCCTTAAACGGAAATTGAGATGAGCCATTTAGATTTTACATTGAGCCTAATCGACAAACTGACGCGACCGTTAAAAACCGCGCAGGCGTCGCTGACCGGCTTCGCCGAAAAATCGCAGGCGTCATTTCAAAAAATCGGTATCGGGGCCGCCGCCGTCTGGGCGGTCGCTCAGTCTATCCAGGGCGTTGTCGGCCCGGCGTATGAAATGAATGCGGCGCTTTCGGAGATTGGTACCAAAGGCGTGGCACAAGACACGCTCGATAAGCTGTCCAGCTCGGCGCTGAAATTCAGTATCCGCTACGGCAAAAGCGCGGTCGACGTGGTCAATTCAAGCTATGCGATCAAAGGCGCAATGGCCGGGCTTGCTGACCAGGACTTGCCGCGCGTGACGCTGGCCGCCAACACGCTGGCCGCAGGGGTTAAAGCCAGCGGCGAGGAAGCCGGGGAATACATCAGCGCGATGGCCGCGCGTTTTAACAGTGACCTGTCCAGCCTGGGACACGTGCGTTTTGCCGAAGAACTGGCGGGGAAAACCGCCTACATGGTGCAAAACTTTGGCGTAAAAATGCAGACCATGCAGGAGCTTATCGAAGGCACCAAAAACGCCGGGGCTGACTTTGGCGTCAGTATGGACGAACAGTTCGCCGTGCTGGGCACCTTGTCGCGCACGCTGGGCACCGAATCCAGCGGTATTTATGAGCAGTTCCTCCGCAGTGCGCCCGCCGCTGCCGAAAAGCTGGGCATGAGCTTTGTCGACGCCACCGGCAAGATGCTGCCAATGGGCGACATCCTGCAAAAGCTGCAAGACAAATACGGCCAGAGCATTGAAGGCAACGTCAAGGCCCAGCAGGCGTTAGACGCCGCGTTCGGCGGCGGGGCCGACGTGATTAAAAAACTGTACGGCCAGCAAAACATTCTCAATAAGAGCATCAGCGCACTGGGCCGCAATGACGGCATGAAGCGGGCCGAAGAAATGGCCGCCAAAATGGCGAAACCCTGGGAGCGGATCACCGCGTCTTTTTATGCGATTCGCGTCGCCATTGGTAACACCTTACTCCCTATCCTCACCCCGCTGATTAACCGCGTGGCCGACGTGGGCGCGAAGTTTGCCCGCTGGCTGGATATGTTCCCGAACATCGCCCGCTGGCTGGGTTACATCACGCTTGCCGTGTTGTCCTTTGGCCTGGTCGGCGCCGCTGCAAACATCGTGATGGGCGTGTTTGGCTTCACCATGATGGGGCTGACTGGTATCGCCAAAGTGCTGGGCCTCGCCTGGAAGGCGCTCACCTGGACGCTGAATTTACTGCGCCCCTCCCTGATTACTACCCGTATCGGTCTGGCCGGTCTGTGGATCCAGTCCAAATTACTGGCGGTCTGGACGGGCGTCTGCCGCGTGGCCCTGTTTGCCTGGAATGCCGTCCTGAAAGCCGGGGCCATTGCTATGCGCATTTACGGCGCCGCGACGATGTTCGCCGGGGTGGCGATGCAGATTTTGACCAGCCCGATCACCTTAATCATTGCCGCACTGGCCGCGCTGGCCGTGGGTATCTGGTACGTGGTCACGCACTGGGATGAGCTGAAAGCCGCCGTGATGGAAACCGCCGCATTTGCCTGGGTGATGGAGACAGCCGAAAAAGTCGGCCAGGTCTTTGCCGTCGTGTGGGATGCCATCGCCCAGGGCTGGGACGCCGTAGTGCAATTCTTTACCGGCCTGTCCCCGGTCGCCGCGTTCGAAGGGTTTTCCGAGGCCATCGGCAGCGTCTTCAACAAGCTGTTTGACGTGCTTAAAAATACCTTTGCATCGACTTATAACTGGATAGTCGAAAAGCTAAACAAAATCCCCGGCGTCAATATCGACCTGAAAACCGTCGAGACACCGGCAACGAACGCGAAGGTACCCGCACAAGTGGTCGCCGTCCCCTCACCGGGTATCAGCCTGCCACCGCAGCCGGTGGCCGTCCCGTCTGCCGCAGTAAATTTGCCGCCGCAAGTGTCAACGCTGCCGCAGGTGAATGTCCCGGCAGTCCGTGCGCCGTCGCTGATGTCGGCCCCGCTTCCCACAGAACTGCCCGCCCCTGCGCTGGTGGCGGCCACCGCAGACAGAGCCAGGCCGCCCAAGCTGGCCGGGGGTGAAAACCTATTATCCGGGAACAAAGTCGGTTCGGTCGTCCCGCGCGAAGGGCTGATGAGCCAGGTTAAATCCGACAGCAAAACCGTCGTCGACAGCCGCAAAACGTGGGGTGATACCTACATCAACGCGCCGAACGGCATTACCCCCGGCCAACTGGCCGAATGGCAGGAGATGAACGCAGGATGAGCGACGCCCCGATTTACATTGATTTGCTGATTACTGGCCGGGATTTCACGCTCGACAGCGGCAACGAGCCGCAGCTGTGCAACAACCGCGTCAGCATCGGCCAGGACATTATTCACAGCATCTTAGAAAGCGGCATCACCGCCAAACTGATAGGCGAACGCAGCCCGACCATGCGCGGCGACGTCCTCACGCAGCTGACCTTGCTGGTAGAAAGTGACACCCGCCTGATACCCGGCACGATTGTGATCACCGAAGAAAGCTTGTCGCGCCTTTACATCACTGCCGAAACCTACGATTTCGGCCAGGTTAGCCAGGGAATGAACTATGACTGAGAAACCGACCGTTGATTTTGAGCAGGTATTGCGCGACAGCGGGATGCCGACCACCGAAGCCGAAATCGACACGGCATTTAAAGCCATCGTAAAAGATGAAAATTATGTGACCAATACGTCGCGCATGTCCCCGTTCTGGCGGCTTATTCAAAAAATCGTCAGCACGCCGGTGCTGTGGCTGAAAGACGTGTTAGTCCAGGTCGTGTTAACCAATATGTTTGTCGCGACGGCCACCGGCCCGATGCTGCGCCTTCTCGCCTGGGCGGTGAACATCGAAGCCAAACCGGCCAGCGCGGCGGCGGGCGTCATCCGTTTTTACAAAACCACCGCCGCCAATGCCGTGACCATTAACGCGGGAACACTTATCCAGACGGAGCGCATCAACGGCGTGGTGTATGGGTTGAGTGTGAACCGCGACGTTACCCTGCCAGCCGGTGTTGAAAGCGGCTTAATCGACGTCACCGCCACGGGTAACGGAACGGGTTACAACCTCGCACCGGGCTATTACCGCATTTTGCCGATCGCCGTGGCCGGTATCGCCAGCGTGGTCAATGAAGATGACTGGCTGACCACGCCGGGCGCCGATGAAGAAACCGACGACGAGCTACGCGACCGAACCCGCAACCAGTTTAACCTGGTGGGCAACTACCACACGGACGCCATTTACCGCAGCATGATTGCCAGCGTGGTGGGCCTGAGCGTGGACCGCATTTTCTTTTTGCACGATGCCCCGCGCGGCCCCGGTACCGCCAACGCCTATTTGCTGCTCGACAGCGGCGAGACGTCGCAGCCCTTTATCGACGCGGTGAATGACTACATTAACAGCCAGGGCCACCACGGCCACGGCGATGATTTGCAGTGTTTCGCCATGCCTGACACCACGCACACGCTGGCCGTGACGGTGTATGTGCTGAGTAAAGAGAACATGACTTCGGAAGAACTGGCCGAACTGCAATCCGGCGTGACCAACTTGATCCGCTGCGCCTTTCGGGAAAATGCCAACTATGAGGTCAAAAAGACCTGGCCTTACGCTCGCTTCTCCTTTTCCAATCTGGGCCGCGAATTACATAAAACGTTTCCGGTTATCGACTCGCTGAGTTTTTCACTGGCCGACATTATCAGCGAACTTTCCGTCCCGCGTCTGGCCGGGCTGACCGTGGAGATCCGCAATGACTGATTTCCTGACCCAGCTTAAAAGCCTGAAACTGCCGTCATGGATGGATGCAGGCGAACCCGCGAAATTACTCCGGGCAAGCGTCCGCTTTTGGTCACAGGTTTACGAGTGGGTAACCTGGCCGCTCAAACAGTTTGATCCGCTCACCTGTGCCGAACCGCTGTTAAACCTGCTTGCCTGGGAACGCGACATCACCCGGTTTAACGGAGAGCCGTTGAGCCTCTACCGCAAGCGTGTGAATTACGCCTTTATCAATGCTCAAGACGCCGGGGAGATTGCCGGGTTTATCGCAATATTCAGCCGTCTGGGCATTGGCTATGTCGAATTGCTGGAGCGTCAGGACGGGCTGGACTGGGACGTCATCGTCGTGCGGGTGACTGATAGCCAGGTTGCGGATAACAGCGATCTCCTTTTAGAGATTATCCGCAAATATGGCCGCACCTGCCGACGCTATCAGTTTGAGGTGATCACCTCGCTGCCCCTGCATATCAACATCGGTTGGTATCAGGGTGAATATATTTGTTACCCGGCCAGCCTGGGCGACATCAACACCGAATTAAGCGCAACGTATAGCGCGAGTTTGTAGGGGAACAACATGTCACAAGCGGTCATTACCAAAGCGTTTACCCAGTGGAAAGCGCAGCAAGCGGTCGATAACAAAGCCGTCACGCTCGACGAATTTATTTTTGCGAACGTGCCTGGTCTGGACGTTACAAAACCTATCAGCAACACCGAAGGCATCCCCGCCGCCGATAAGATTGTTTATCGTCAGACAGTGGGCAAAACCGGCGTAGTCAATACGAATGCCGTGGTGTATTCGGTCACGCTGGGCGCCGACGTGGGGGATTTCGATTTCAACTGGATTGGGCTGATTAATAAGGCCAGCGGCACGCTCGCCATGATTATTCACGCCCCGACGCAGCGCAAAGTCAAAAATGCCAGCGGCCAACAGGGCAACGTCCTGGTGCGCTCAATGCTGATGGAATACAGCGGCGCACAGACAGCGACGAGCATCACCACCCCGGCAGAGACGTGGCAGATTGATTTTACCGCCCGCCTGGCCGGGATGGATGAAGCCGATCGCCTGAACGCGCTGGATATTTACGGCGCCGGTGCGTTTTTCGATAACGGCTTTTTAGTGGCAAAAACCGGCACCCAGTATTTTGTGACCAAGGGTTTAGGGTACATAGGAGGGCTTCGCGCGGCGCTGGCGGCAAATCAAAACGTTGCCGTGTCGGCAAAGCCGACCAAAGTCTGGGCAGACGTCAGCTACCAGGGCACGCTGACCAGCGCGTTTAAAACGGACATTAAATTCACCGTCGCGGCCACGCTTGCCGACTACACCACCAACGGCATCGCGCACTATGTCTTTGCCCTGGCGAGTATTGACGCGAACGGCGTTATCACAGACTTACGTCCAAAGGGCAGCAGCCAATATCTGCGCAGGGATAAAAACCTCACCGATATCGCTGATCCAGCCATAGCGCTGAATAATTTAAACGGCGTGCCGAAAACTCGCAAAATCAATAAGAAAGCCCTATCGGATGATTTTGACCTGACTGCCGCAGACGTCGGGGCGCTGCCTGTAGCATCCGCCGTGCTGGGTACGACAAATATCAACACACTGAATCTGGCAAATATTGGTGTTTATGTACAAAGCACGGGCGCAAATGCCACGCTAGCGAATGGCTATCCGGCAGGTTCGCAGGCGGCGGGAGTGTTGGAGGTGATCCCCGCCTCCTGGACGGGCGGAGTTTTGCAGCGTTACACCGTACAAAATACCGGGATGGTGTGGACGCGTGCCCTGAACGCCTCCTGGAATGGCAGCGATGGACCATGGCGTGAGTGGGTGCAAATAAGCGCGGTCAATTCCGTCAACGTACCCACGGCTATTTTGACAACCACCGATATCAATACGCTGGGTTTTGCCAGCGGCATTTCAGGCACGGCGATTTATTCGCAGCCTAAAAATGTGAACGCGAACGCCGCGCTGCATTATCCGCAGGCTATTGCCGGGACGCTGTATGTGACGCCGAGCGCCTACGGATGCCAGCAGATGTACGTGACTTTCACCGGCAATATCTGGAATCGCGGATTGTCCGGTGACTGGAACGGCGTAGATGGTCCATGGAAAGACTGGGTGCCAACCTACAGCGCGAACAATAAACCGACAGCCGCAGACGTAGGAGCATGGACGGCAGCGCAAAGCGCCGCCAGTGAAAAAGCGTTGGCCGATGAAATCGCCAAGGCGTTTAAAATTCGCGAAAACTTAACGGCGACGGATTCACCAAACACGCTTCGCGGCAGTGCCATGTTTGGGCATTACGGCGTGCCAGGCGTTGCGGCAGCAACGACGGAAAAAGGCTATCCGATGAATGGTTTTGTCGGGGTTATTTTCGTTACCTGGGGGCCGAATGCCACGCAGCAAATTGCCTTTAACAGTAACGGGCGGCAGTTCACCCGATACGCCACCGGAGCATGGAACGGCACAGATGGCCCCTGGTCTGCCTGGAATGAAATGTACGGTCAGGCAAATAAACCAACATCTGCTGATGTTGGGCTGGCACTTGTCGGGAATTTTGCCGCCGTTCAGCAAGGCGGCGGTGTAGGTATGCAGACTAATAAAGTCTATATCGGCTGGACGGGGGCGAAGGTCAAAATTCAGGTGGATGCCTCCGACATGGGGGAGGTTTACACCACTAAATTTCCGCCACCACAAAGAGATTCATATACCAAAACGGAATCTGATGGCCGGTATATCTACCGTGATACGTCCACTACGGTTGGTTTTGTTTCGGGCAATGCAAATGATCCTTATATACGTCACTCAATCACCAATGGCGTTGTTGTCCTGCCCACCAGAGAGCAGCTGCAAAACGAAATTTCGGGAACTCGCAATTGGGCGAATAGCGATTTACGTAATGATATTTATGCCTACGGTGATAACCGCTATGTCTACGACGTACAGCGCGGCAGTCAGGCACTGGAGAACGGTTCCTTTGTTGCACAGGCCGATTGGGAAGCACCGACAGGCTGTTTCATGACAGGGATAAAAAACCGCGTCGATTTAGGGGACGCCCGAACAATGGGAAAATATTACCGCGCTTTAATGGTCAGAACGGCCAGCGGCGGATGGCGACAAGTAGGTAATTAACATGATCACATTTAAAAACATCAGAATTTCCAAACAGGTATTAGAAGAAAGCTTACCGCTCCCGGTTCTCTATTTCGAAGATGAAGACGGTAATGACTGGTACACCGTGCGCGATGAAAACTGGAAAGGTAAAAACCCCTTTATCGCGGTGGGACGGGATGGATTAATCAACACCTGGTCGGCAGATCCAAACTTTATGACGCTATCCGAAGGCGTCAGCGTTTATGAGATTTCGGCAAAAAAATTGCCGTCTGATATCGCGGAGCAGACCTACAGCTATCAGGGCGGTAAATTTATTAAGTTTGAGCCGGTGGCAACTGATGTAGCGGAGCAGCATAAAAGTGCATTGCTGGCACAAGCCGCAATCGCTATTGCACCGTTACAAGATGCCGTCGACGTTGACGATGTCACAGACGACGAACTGGCGACGCTGAAAGCCTGGAAAAAATACCGTGTCGCCCTTAACCGTCTGGATTTATCGACCGCACCGGATATTACCTGGCCGGAGGCACCGCAGTAATGTGGCGAGAGTCGATTATCCAGATAGCCGATGATATGGCTGCGCTGTCCTGCGCCGTGGTACCCGCGCACCCGTGGGTTTATGGACTGGGGCAATCGGCAGACTCAGGCGGTTATCTCAGCCCGGCCAATGCGCTGGGCTACCTCGCAAAAAAACTGGCATCCAGCGGGGGCAATGGCGATGTGATCGTCCTGATGATTGCCGAGAATACGCATGACGCATTTATGCAGGGACTAAGCAGTCTCGCCACCGTTTTTCCTGCGCCCGCATTTACCCAGGTCAGCAGAATGGCGAAAGCCGCTGCCGAGTTAAGCGCCGTAAAAATGCAGCTGCCTGCCAAAGTAGCCAACGCCCTGCCCGCCGCTGCGCCTCTTTCTGTACCGACGAACAGAGCCGCCGTGAACGCCCAGCGCGTCGCCGCCGCGCAGCTGGCCGCCGCCGTTACCAGCAGTACAGCAGGATTGAAACAACAGCTGGCCGGTTTTGTCCAGGCCCGCGCTGGATTGTTATCCGCCGTGAGTCAGGGACTGGAAGAACTCAAAGGAGCCAGCGCGAAAGTGTGGGCCTTTACCCATAGCGGAAATCACAACACCGGCGCCGTCGAGATATTAAAAAACATTCCGCTCACTACCGCCGTGCATACCGCCGCCATGATGTTCACCGGGGATTCCCTGGCCGATTTGGAGAAAATGTTACATGAGCCAGACCGCGCTACTCGCCCTTGATGGGGAAGGCATTGCGATGCAAAACATGCTGGTTTCGCCGTCGATGCAGTTTCAGGAAAAAGACCAGTCGGGGCAGACGTCCAGCACGGCCAATGCCGAACAAGGTATTAAAGCCAAAGAGCTGCGCGTCTCCGGTCTGATCACCTTCGACAATCAGACCGTGTTACAGCGACTTTTTCAAATTGCCTCGGCGACCGAATCCAGCGGCGCCCTCAAAACGTACCGAATCGCCAACGAAACGGCGACGGCCATCAACTTTCGCGAAGGCACATTCACCGGCCAGATTGATGCCACACCGCAGGAAGACATTCTCGCCTGGCAGGTCAGTTTCACCCTGCGCGAAAAAGGCAGCGTCCCGGAAAAACGCCAGGCACGAAAGGCGAACGCCACGGCCAGCACGAAGCAAACCGGCGCAGAAGGGGCGAACGGTTCGGCATCCGCCGATGAAGACAAAGACAAAATGAGTTGGTTTGAACAGAAAGTTTTAAAACCTGTGAATGATGCCCTGGGATAACTGAGCCATGAAACCAATAAAACGCCTGTACCTTTCCAGTGATACCGTGCACCTGGTCGACGTCACTCTGATGCTCGAGATAAATGCGTGCGGTCGGGGATTTATCACGGCCCAAACTGATAATGATTACACCGGCAAAATGGTGCGCTTAGACATTGGCTACGACGGGCTTGTCCTGCGCTGGTTTACCGGTTACGTCGTCAGGTCGCAGCCCGCAGAGAACGGCACGCAAAGACTTTTCGTCCGTGAACTCATCGGTATTTTTGATAAGCCGTGGCCGTGCTCATTCCAGCATCCGACCCTTCGACAGATTACTGATTGGATTAGTGAACAGAGCGGGTTAACGGTTGCACCGCCGACAGGCGCCGCCTATGCCGATAAGCCGATCCCCCACTTCACCCACAGCGGCACCGGGTACCAGCTTTTTGCAAATCTGGGCCGTGCGTTCTCCATCACGGATTACCTCTGGTACCAGCTGCCGGACGGCGCCGTCTTTGTTGGCGCAGCCCAGCACAGTATGTTTGCGGGTAAGCCGGTAGAAATTCCCGGTGAATTTAGCAAGGCAACGGCGGGCGGCAACTCCATGACCGTTCCCATGATCCAAAGTTTACGCCCCGGCGCCGAGGTGAACGGCCAGCGGCTGAATCAGGTGCGTCTTGATAACGACGATATGGCGATTTTCTGGCAACCACGCAACAAAGCCACCGGCCAGGCATTGCAAAAAACGCCTGTACAACGCCAGGTAGAAGGCGCGTTCCCGGAACTCGCCTCCGGGCTGCATCTGCCAAAATTCGCCAGGGTAGAGGCGCCGAGTGAAGACGTCAGCAGTGGAAATATTGCCGACCCATTCCGCCCTCGCTACGCCGTCGATTTGCAGCTGCTTGACGCAGACGGTAACCCCGCAGTCGATACGCCGGTTTATCCCGCCGTGCCGCTACCGGTACCGATGGCCGGAAGCGAATCCGGGATGTTTCAATTTCCGCCTCCCGGCACGCTGGTGGAAGTGGGCTTTACCGATGGCCGCCCGGACAAGCCGTTCGTGCGCCAAAGTATGCCGCAGGGGCAAAACCTGCCATCGGTTAAGCCAGGTGAACAGCTGCAACAACAGCGTGACGGCGTATCGCAGCGCGTGACCGTCGCCGGTGACTGGGAACGCCAGACAGACCAGACCATCCGCGAAATCTCCATGAGTCGGATAATCACAGCCGACGATGAAACCCGCACGCTGGTAGCCCGCGAAACCACCGTCCAGGCCACGGATAAAACCATCGTACTGGGTACGGCCACACTTCTGGCGGGTGCCGTTGTTCATGTCAGCGAGGGGGATTACAGCATCGGCACATCGGGTAATATGACCCTGTCATGCGGTAAAGATGCCAACCGCGCGGTCGGGGGCAATCTGGACGACAACATCACCGGCAATGCTTCGATGTCGGTCGGGGGAACCCTCACCGAGAAAATCACCGGCATACGCCGCAGCGTAGCCCAGGCACAACAGCTGATTGCGCCCGTGGTCAAACTGGGTACCGACGAAATCAACGTCCTCACCTTGCTGACCGATACGCTGACGGTCGTCAACGAACTGGCGAAGCTTGTCGCCACCCATACCCACCCTAGCACCGGCGCAAGTCAACAGGCTGCACAGTTCACTACGATCGCCGGTAAAACCGATACGCTGCGCAAGAAGTACGCCCCACTGATAGCCTGATTTTCCCATCATCGTGTAAAACGATCTGTAACGCCCACCATTGAACGCAGTACCCAAAGGCCGACACTGTTCGGCCTTCTTTTCGTTCGTCCAGCCACGCCCCACAGCCGCAGCAGAAACCCGCACACGGAAGCGCATACTAGACGGAAACGGCGCTACACCGCACCCGCCTGCACGATTTGGATCGCAAAAAATTTGCAAAAGAAATTTTGAGCAAACCACCCCGCCAGCCCGCGCGGTGTCTGGGGTTCTACGCATGAGCTGCGTTTGCACACTGCGCAAGCTTTTGCAGCGTTTTGCAAAACTCAGCAGGTCGCGGCCTGCTAACCATCTGATTAAGTGATTGTTTTTATTTGGATCTCTTTGCTTTTCGTCACGATCAAACTGATGGACGTACGCAGAAATTAAAAATGAGTAAATCCCTCGAAAGCCTTGCGCCGCAAGGGATGCGGGAAATCATTAGTGTTTTTAATTTTTGCAAAACGGTGCGCATTGGATCGCAAACGGATCGCACCTGCACCCGTACCATTCTCACCGAATCAGTTTTCACTTCGCCATTGTCCGGGGGAATTCCGTCATAACTTATCGATCGGTTTCAACGATCGATAGGCACGTGATTGATCTGTAATAACAATTGGAATTGTAGGGAGATATGACAAACCATTACCCCAGCAGATTAAAGGGGAATGCATGGAATTATCAGACGAAGAAAAGGAAGCCATTGCATGGTTTCTAAGTAACCATTGGCCGGAGTTCTCAGAAGGCGTTGCAGAATTTATGACGACGTACGCAGTTCACCGGCTTGCCAGCAAACTAGGTTTAGACAGCGACTAA